CCACAATCCTAAATATGCTTTTCTTGAGCCAATTCAAACATTTAAAAACAGAGATGATTTGCCTGAAGAACTTTACAACTTAGACATTCTTGATGGCTCGCCTCCATGTTCTAGTTTTTCAATGGCAGGAAACCGAGGTGATGACTGGGGAAAAGAAAAAAAGTTTAGAGAAGGCCAAGCAGAACAAGTCTTAGATACTCTTTTCTTTGATTTCATTGATTTGGCTAAAAAACTTCAGCCCAAAGTAGTTATTGCCGAAAATGTAAAAGGATTGTTGCTTGGTGATGCTAGAGATTATGTTTTAAAAATATATGAGGCTTTTGATGAAGCTGGATACTATGTAAGACATTGGTTGTTAAATGCTGCAACTATGGGCGTTCCACAAAGAAGAGAAAGGGTATTTTTTATTGCAATTAGAAAAGACATTGCAGCCCCATTTATTGAGCAAATTGATATGTTTTCTGTTGGCCCATCTATCAAATTAAATTTTAATGAGCAAGAGATTCCTTATAAAGATATTGAAATTGAACATAGTGATGATAAGGGCAAGCATATTCCTAGTGGAATACTTCCATATTGGGAAAAAATTGAGCCTGGAAGAAGTTGTGCAGATGTACATGAAAAGGGGCATTACTTTCAAGAACTAAAATTACATCCTGATAGAGCATTGCCAACTTTAAGGGCTGGTTCAAACTCTTACTATCACTACAAAACACCAAGAAGACTATATGACACAGAAATAAAACTTGGTGGTTCATATCCTCTTGACTACAACTTTATGAAAAATCCTGTAATTTATATGGTTGGTATGAGTGTTCCACCAGTGATGACTGCTCAAATTGCCAAGCAAGTTTATGAACAATGGTTGTCTAAATTATGAGCCACTACGAGGCAATGAAACTATTAGATAAGGTGCGTGAAGGCGTACCTTACCCACTGCATCTGATAAACAAAGCATTGGAGTTAACTGGTGACCTGGAGCAGACGTAACATTCAAGGCCCAAGCGATAGAGTAATCCTTGAGCAAGCAGAAGCAAGGGAACTCTATCGGAATTGGGAATCAAGCCGTAATTCTGATCTGATTAGAGCAAGACTTGAACGGGCAGAGAGAATTTATGGCACTGGTGCTAGAGATCGAATCCGAGCTTACATGGCACAAATGAGAGAAGGAACACTTTTATGACTTTCATGGTAACTTTTAAAGTAGACGCTAACCCTGTTGGCAAACAAAGGGCAAGGTACGTTAAAAGGGGCAATTTTGTCAGCACCTACACCCCTGAGAAGACAAGAACCTATGAAACTTTAATCAAGGATTCTGCAATTGAGGCAATGGGTAGCTCAGAGCCACTAGAAACCCCTGTGAGCCTTTATTTGTACATCAGAGTACCAATCCCTAAGTCATGCACCAAAAAGCGGTTAGAAGCCATTTCTAATGGGTCAGAGAAGCCAACAAAGAAGCCTGACGCAAGCAATATCCTAAAAAGCGTAGAAGATGGCATGAATGGGGTTGTTTACCATGACGATTCGCAGATCATAAACATTCACGTTACCAAGGTTTATTCAAGTCTGCCAGGCGTTGATATTTGCGTAAAAGAATGCTTGGACTAAGGGTTTATCCCTATTCAAAACATTCCAAAATAGGAATAACATTTAATTTTTAACAGGAGTTACATCATGGAATCAACTTGGGAATTTGACACAACAATCGGTCAAGGTAGCGAACTAGTGACAGTTGTCTATCAATACGAAATAGACGAGGACAAATCCACCTATAACGAATCAGTCAAGGAAGTGTGGTTTGAAGGGCGTGATATTGTGGGTTGTATGTCAGAAGAGGCTTGTGCTGAATTGGAAATGGAAGCAGCAATGCGGTTTCAGAATCACAAACTGAACTATAAGCAAGAGGATGTATGAACGAACCCACCAAAGCCATCCAATTCCTGATTGACACTGCACCACTTTATGCCAAAGCGAAGGCCGACAGGATGTTTTTGGAGGAGTTTCGCAAATCACGCAAGGCACAACTGGCAAGCCAAGCGGGTACAGAAGTTCTTGGAAAACAGGAAACCTTTGCTTATGCTCACCCTGAATACATCGAAATACTTGAGGGAATCAGAGAAGCCGTGGAGAAGGAAGAGCGTTTTAGATGGCTTATGACTGCGGCACAGGCTAGGATCGAAGTCTGGCGAACAGAACAGTACTCAGCCCGAATGGAAATCAAAGCAACCCAATGAACAACAAGCTGAACGCAAAAGAGAGATTGCACCTAGCAAGGGTTAAAAGTCTCCCGTGTTCAGTATGCAAGGCTTCAGGGCCATCAGAAGCCCATCACTTCAAACAGGGTCTCCAGTACACCTGTATAGCCCTATGTGTAGACTGTCACCGGAATCCTGTACTTGGATGGCACGGGCAAAAGAGAGCGTGGTCGATAAGGAAGATGGATCAGATAGAGGCACTCAACGAGACTATTCGGAATCTCATCGAGCATAGCCCCTCTAAATCACCATTCTAGAAAACAAAAGATTTACTTTACTAGTACGTCAAAGTAAGCAAGCAGCCCAACGCACAGGGCAAGACCGACAACAACAGCAGTAGCCAGGTCAAGGAAGAGATCAGATTTAAAGAAGTTCATTGTTTACACCCTTGGAGTCACTAGTTCCGCTAGTTCGGTAAAGGAATATTAATTCATTGACAGACAAAAAAAATAGGGATAAACCCTAATAAAGTACAATTAATTTAATTTAATTACTGGAGAGGTTAGAAGCATGGCTAGACCCCCAAAGGCAGATACAGTTCAGTTCCGAAGAAAACTAGACAACCCAAAGCTGCAAATACTTTTATCCGCTGGACAAGGCAACATCAGCCAAGGTTTCGAGAACTTGTTAGCCCTGTACCATCATCTCCACTCTATAGGCTATAGAACAGAAGACCCATTGGATACAATAGGGTTTGTAACTAACCTATCCGAGAGTAAAGGATCAGCCCTTAACAGATGAACCAATAGGGAAGTAAGTAAGGAATAGATAGAGGGAAGGAAGGGTAACTGAAATGGAATGGATGGGAATTGAGATTGATTCAAGTACACCTGAAAAGCACCCCCCAACTCTTTTGCTCTTTCTCCACTTAACATAACAACTTAACATAACGCAAAACTTAGGGTAAACCCTTAGGTAGAAACCCTTAAGGGTAAACCCTATGCTGTATGGAAACACAGGGGGGGGAGGGGGTGGCGTCTGTGTGTAGATATTTGTGGTGCATCCCACCCTCAGAAAAAGCTAAAATAAACTAATCCATTCCAAGGAGGACAAAATGGAAAAAAGAGGAAGAGGAAGACCCAAGGGAAGCGTCAAGATGACCATACAGAGGTTTGCTGACAATCCACCCCTAGTACTACCTAAGACAGACCATCAACGTCTAAAGGAGCTTAAAGAGTTAATGATTAGGTCTGGGGGTAAGGATGTGGCTCAAAAGGTTATTGAGATAGCCCTTAATGATGACCATCCCCATCAACTCGTAGCTTTAAAGATGTGTCTTGATAGGACTCTTCCTATTTCTTTGTTTGAAAAGGACAAGTCTCAGAGAAGTGCTGTAACCATCAATATCACTGGTTTGGGACAAGAACCACTAGTAGTAGACACTGAACAACCCCAAGATGTAGAGGCTAAATATGGCTGATCTCAATTTCTCTCTCTTACCTTGGCAACAGCAAGTTTTCCAAGACAAAACGAGGTTCAAGGTTGTGGCTGCTGGGCGTAGGTGCGGTAAATCTAGGATGGCGGCAGTTACCCTACTGATTGAAGGACTCAAATGTCCACAAGGCTCTGCGGTTCTCTACGTTAGTCCCACTATGGGACAATCAAGACAAATCATCTGGGACTTGTTGCTAGACCTTGGGAGAGAGGTTATTCAGTCTTCCCATGTGAACAACCTAGACATTACCCTGATAAATGGGGCTAGGATATACGTTCGTGGTGCGGATAGACCTGATACCCTTCGTGGCGTTTCATTGACCTATGCCGTTCTCGATGAGGTAGCCGACATTAAGCCTGAAGCATGGGAACAGGTTATCAGGGCCAGTTTGTCTGATAAACGGGGTAGAGCACTCTTTATCGGAACTCCAAAGGGTAGAAATTGGTTCTACGATACCTTTAAGTTGGGTGAGTCAGAAGATGACCCTGATTGGAAGTCGTGGCACTTCACCACTGCTGATAACCCCTTGATTGACCAAGCAGAGATAGATTCTGCTAAGAAAACCCTGTCATCCTTCGCTTTTAAACAAGAGTTTATGGCTTCCTTTACCAATGCGGGTTCTGACATCTTCAAGGAGGAGTGGATCAAATACGGGGTAAAGCCTGAACATGGAAGCTATTACATTGCTGTTGACCTAGCGGGATTTGAGGAAGTTGCCAAACAAGCGGCTAATGCTAAGAAGCGTCTAGACGAGTCTGCCATCTCAATCGTTAAGGTCACAGACGATGGAAAGTGGTTTGTTGAGAAGATTGAACACGGGCGTTGGGACATCCGTGAGACCGCCTCTAAGATTCTGATTGCTATTCGAGACTACCGCCCTTTAAGTGTGGGGATAGAGAGGGGGGCGTTAAAGAACGCTGTTTTGCCCTATCTTTCGGACTTGATGCGAAAGAACAACACCTATGCCCACATCATAGATTTAACCCACGGGAATAGAAAAAAAGCGGATCGGATCATCTGGGCTTTACAAGGTAGGTTCGAGCATGGCAGAATTGTGTTAAATTCGGAAGAAGATTGGGATGAGTTTGTAGACCAGTTAATCCTGTTCCCTGCTCAAGGAGTCCATGATGACTTGCCTGACTCCCTCAGTTACATTGACCAACTGGCTGTTACATCTTACATGGAAGAAGATGACAGCGAGGATTGGCAACCTGTAGATATTATTAGTGGGGTATAAGAATGGAATTCCAAGAACCTAGCGACTCAGACAAAGAGATAGTTAACTTTGTTGTCAACCATTGTGATAGATGGAGGGATTGGAGAGATGTCAATTGCCTTGATGATTGGCTAGAGTATGAGCGCATCTTCAATGGTGAGTGGGATGCCCAAGACAAAACCCGTGAGTCCGAGCGTAGCCGTATTGTTACCCCCGCTACCCAACAAGCCGTAGAGACACGCCATGCCGAAATCATGGAAGCCATCTTTGGTCAGGGTGAGTTCTTTGACATTCAAGATGATATTCGTGATGTCAATGGTAGCCCCTTAGATGTTGCTGCCATCAAAGCACAACTGATGGAAGACTTCAAAGTAGACAAGATTCGCAAGTCCATTGACCAGATTGAACTGTTGGCTGAGATTTATGGTACGGGCATTGGTGAGATTGTTGTCAAAACAGAAAAAGTCTATGTTCCCGCTACTCAGGCAATACCTGGTCAAATGGGACAAGCGGCTATCGGTGTAGTAGAACAAGACCGCATTGCAGTCAAGATTGTTCCTGTTAACCCCCGTAACTTCCTGTTTGACCCAAATGGAACATCTATTGATGACTGTATGGGTGTCGCTATTGAGAAGTATGTCTCTATCCACAAGATCGTTAAAGGCCAAGAAGAAGGCATCTACCGCAAGGTAAAGGTCGGCACTGACTCTATGGATACAGACTTAGAACCTACACAAGAAGTCTCCCAGTACGAAGACGATAAAGTTAAACTTTTGACTTACTATGGACTCATTCCTCGTGAATATCTTGAGCAACTAGAAAACGAAGAAGATGCAGAAGACTTATTCCCTGAAGACTCTATTCAGGATGAGTATTCCGATCTGGTTGAGGCTATTGTCGTTATCGCCAATGATGGTGTTCTTCTGAAAGCAGAAAAGAACCCATACATGATGAAGGATCGCCCAATCCTTGCTTATCAGGACGATACAGTCCCTAATCGCTTGTTGGGTCGTGGTACTGTTGAGAAGGCTTACAACTCACAAAAAGCCATAGATGCACAAGTTCGTTCACACTTAGATTCACTAGCTCTAACAACTAGCCCAATGATGGCTATGGATGCTACCCGCCTCCCACGGGGTGCTAAGTTTGAAGTAAAGCCAGGCAAAGCTATCCTGACAAACGGCAATCCCAATGAGATTCTGTTCCCGTTCAAGTTTGGCAATACAGATGCAACTAATCTGACAACTGCTAAAGAGTTTGAGCGTATGCTTTTGATGGCAACAGGCACTCTTGATTCACAGGGAATGGTTACTGCTGTCTCCAGAGATGCGGGTCAGGGCGGCATTTCGATGGCTACTGCCTCGATTATCAAGAAATACAAGCGTACATTGGTGAACTTCCAAGAGGATTTTATGATCCCCTTCATCACCAAAGCCGCCTATCGCTATATGCAGTTCGATCCAGAGCGTTATCCTACTGTGGACATGAAGTTCATTCCTACGGCAGCACTCGGTATTATTGCTAGAGAGCATGAGCAACAACAGTTCATTGCGCTACTCCAGACTCTTGGCCCTAATACACCTGTTTTGCCTATCATTTTGAAGGGCATCATGGCTAATTCTTCTCTGTCAAACAGATTTGAGTTGATCGAGATGCTAGACAAGATGTCTCAAGTTGATCCACAGGCTCAACAAGCGGCTCAAATGCAACAACAATTGGCTATGCAAATGGCTCAAGCACAGATTGCTGTCCAAACTACACAAGCAGAGCAGAATAAGGCTGAAGCGCAAAAGTTATTGACTGAAGCGCAATTGATGCCTATTGAGTTGCAAGCAAAGAGTATGGCGGCTAATACCAAGAACCTGCCTACTGATGACGCTTTGGCTTCACGAGAGTTTGATAAGCGTGTCAAAGTTGCTGAATTGATGCTTAAAGAAGCGGATATTCAGAACAAGGCTAAGATTGTTGAAAAGCAGATGACTAGACAATGAATCCAGAACTTCAGAAGTACTACGAAGAGAGATTTTCCATGATGTCCACTCAAGGGTGGATAGATTTAATGGAAGATGTTGACAAAATGATAGAACCTTTAAATAATATCTCAACAATTGCAGACGAAAAAAGTCTACAATTCAGAAAAGGTGAGTATTCAATCCTTATTTGGCTGAAAAACTTGAAACAAGTCAGCGAAAGAGCATTTGAGGACTTAAATGAGAAGAATGTATGAATTTGCCTGTATAAACGGGCATAAGACAGATAGATTTGTTGATTATGAGTTAACAAGTCTTGTGTGTGATTGTGGTGAGGAGACTCATCGCATTTTATCTGCACCAGCTTTTAAGCTAGAAGGGTGGTCTGGAGCGTTTCCATCATCGCATGGAAGGTTCGAGAAAAGCCACTTAGATAGATTGAAAGCGGAGCAGAAACTCAACTCATAAGCAATTATGCCGAGTTGAATCTCCTACAACCGATTGACGGCAGGAAAAGGAAAAAGTATGTTGATTGATGATGACAAAGAAGAGTTGGGTGAGTTAGAGATTGAGCAACAGAAGATCGAGCAAAAGCCTGAACTTCCTGATAAATACAGGGATAAAAGTTTAGACGAGATTGTGCGGATGCACCAAGAGGCTGAAAAGCTCATTGGAAAGCAAGCACAGGAAGTAGGCGAGGTCAGAAAGTTAGCCGATGAACTTATCAAACAGAACCTTGGTTCACGACAGCAGACTAGACAGGAAGAGCCTGAAGTAGATTTCTTTGAAAATCCACAGAAGGCAGTTCAAAGGACTGTTGATAATCACCCAGACATCCTAGCGGCACGACAAGCAACGCTAGAAATGAAAAGGGCGCAAATTCAGCAAAGGTTAGCGCAAACTCATCCTGACTTTGGCGATATTGCTAGAGATCAGGATTTTGCAAATTGGGTGAAGTCTAGCCCTGTTCGCATTAGAATCTTTGAGCAAGCCGATTCTGGATATGATTTCGACTCAGCCAATGAATTGCTATCTACCTATAAGCAGCTACGTTCTGTTAAACAGAAGCAGTCTAGTGATGATGGCGAGGTAACTCGCAAGCAGAACTTAAAAGCAGTAGGTGTTGATGTAGGTGGTTCTGGTGAATCATCAAAGAAAGTATACAGAAGGGCTGACCTTATTCGGCTCAAAATGCAAGACCCAAATCGATATGATGCTTTAAGTGATGAAATCATGCAAGCCTATCAAGAAGGTCGAGTTCGTTAAACTTTAGGAGATTTAATCATGGCATATCCAACACCAGCGGTAACAGTAACCACCGCAGCAACCTTCATCCCAGAAATCTGGTCAGATGAAATCATAGCCGCTTACAAGAAAAATCTTGTTTTGGCTAACATCGTAATGAAGATGAACTTCAAAGGTAAGAAGGGCGATGTAGTTCACATTCCCGCACCTACCCGTGGTTCAGCTTCAGCAAAAGCGGCATCTACTGCCGTGACTCTGATTGCCGATACTGAGACAGAAATTCAAGTGTCTATTAACCAACACTTTGAATATTCACGTTTCATTGAGGACATCGTTGAAGCACAAGCCCTAAACAGCTTGCGCCAGTTCTACACTGCTGATGCGGGTTATGCGCTTGCCAAGCAAGTAGACACTAGCTTGATCCAAGTGGGTCGTGCATTCAATGGTGCTACTGTCGGTACTAACGACTACGCAACAAGCAATACATCCACCAAAGCCTTCATTGGCGGTGATGGTACTACTGCTTACAACAGCACATCTTCCAATGCTTCCGCTTTGACTGATGCCGCTATTCGCAGAACCATTCAGCGTTTGGATGACAATGACACTCCTATGGATGGTCGTTTCTTTATCATTCCTCCTTCAAGCCGCAATACGTTGATGGGTCTTTCCCGTTACACAGAACAGGCTTTTGTGGGTAATGGCAATGCAATCCGTACTGGTGAAATCGGTAATCTGTATGGTATCCCTGTGTTTACATCTAGCAATGCTGATACTGGTGCAGGTAACACTGCAACAGATCGTATCTGCTTGATGGGTCACAAGGACTGTATGGTTCTGGTTGAGCAAATTGGTATCCGTTCACAGACTCAGTACAAACAAGACTACTTGGCTACTTTGTTTACATCTGATACTTTGTATGGTGTGAAAGCACTTCGTGCAGCCGCTACAACTGGTGCAGCTTTGTCTTCTAGCGCATTTGCGTTAGCAGTTCCAGCCTAATAGTTGCCTTTTCCCCTCGCCTTAATCGGTGGGGGGATTTTTTACATCAAGGAGATTTATTATGGCAGCAGCAACAGCAGT